AACAGGTAATGTAATTGGTGGGCTAGGACAATTTGCAGCTATCAATTCAACACCAATTGGCAATGCGACTCCAAGCACAGGCGCATTCACTGATCTACGTGCGACTGGCACAGTATATGCTAATGCCACAACAGATTCAACTACATTAACCACTGGTGCATTAATTGTTGCTGGTGGCGCCGCAGTAAGTAAAAGCATGTTCGTTGGTGAAGGCATGCGGATCAACAGCACACAATCAGCTGAAACTTTCCATGTACTAGGTCAAGGTACAAATAACAGTTTGATCTATGCAGATCTAGCTAAAAACGCCATAGTGTTTGGTGGTGCTAATGCTGCAGTACAAGATGGTGCAGTTGTTAAATTCAATAGCACTGGTGCTATTGTAGTTCCGGTAGGTACTACAGCAGAACGTCCAGGTTCTACAGGTAATACTAACGTGCAGGGCATGTTACGTTTCAACACTACAACAAGCCTACTAGAGTTCTTTGATGGTAGCTCATTCACTGCAGCAGGTAGTGTATTTACAGTTATCGCTACAAACAGCTTCAGTGGTAATGGAGTGCAGACAGCATTCACGCTGAGTTCCTCCTCTTCTACAGCATCCACACTGGTAATGGTCAACGGTGTGGTACAGATACCAACCACAGCCTATTCTGTTTCTGGTACTACATTGACATTCACAGAGGCTCCAGCATCAGGCGATGCGATTGATGCACGGACACTCACTACTACATCTTCGGTTTCATCATTAGCTAGTGGTAATGGCTTTAACTCTTTCGACGTTACTACAGCACCTTATGCTAACATCACAGCGGGTACCAGCGCGGCCACAGTGCGTGTCAGTGTTGATGGTTCGACTGGTAAGGTAACATTTACCAATGATGTCTTGATCAATGGTCAATTGACAGTATTAGGTGACTCAAGTGGTAATATTAATATTGGTAATGAAACAGGTGATAGATTGCAGTTACGTGGTAAGACAGTCTATGATCAGACAGCTATTAATGTACCTAACACTAATCTTAAAGAACTAGATAGTTACAGCACAGCAGCGTTTACCACTGCTAGATATACAGTACAGATCAAGAATGGTAGTAGTGTTTCAGCGGCTGAATTAATAGTTTCTCATGACTCTGCTACTGCAAACATAGCTACCTATGCTGTGCTTAGTACCGTGCCAGGGACTTTCCAAGCAAATATCAGTAGTGGAACCGTGAGATTGTTCTATACGCCTGATAATGCGCAGAATGCAAATATCAAGCTGTTAACTACTTATATAGTGTAATAACGAAGATAATACTAATGCTTAATTTAACCAAAAAGCTGTTTAGGAAAAACTACACTGGTGAAGACATAGTACAGGAACGTAAACTTACCGGGGGAAAATGGGAAACTATTACTGAGTATGTGCCAAATAATGTTATCAATAATCAGATCTCAAATCGGGCGGTGATATTTGGTAATGGTACAGGTAGAGAAAGTTTTCCTATACAACACATCCTACGTAAAAAAAGTGGTTTGCTAGGTGCAGACAGTCTACAGAGTTATGCCTGTAATGCTTTCTATAGAGATCATACTCCAGATTTCCTAGTAGTCAGCAACAGAGTCATAGCAGATGAATTGATAAAATCTGGTTATACCAAAGATAATATCGTCTATACTCATGTTGATATCAGTTTAGAATTTCCTAAAAGATTTTACCTAATACCTCACGATCCTTATGCTGATGCAGGAACTACAGCTGCATACATAGCCGCATTTGATGGACATAAGAAAATATATCTGTTAGGATTTAATGGACAAGATACACCTGGTGTCAATGACAATATCTACGCTGGCACTAAAGGTTACGATGCAGCTAATGCTACAGTATCAGATCTCAAATGGATAGCTAACATCGCGGCACTGTGCAGAATATATGATGATGTAGATTTCGTCAGGGTAACTGAGTCAGGAAGACGACCTACTCCAGAAATTTGGAAATATTTGACCAATCTAAGACAGATCAGCTTCCGTGATTTTGTTTTAGAAACAGATTTATAGTATCGTTTCTAAAGTTTTTAATTTACTAATTACCGCTTGGAAATTAATCGTACGCCAGACTCCGGGGTGTAAAGGTTTGGGATGGTCCTCTAGACTGACCCAACAGTATCCTCTGTGTTCTGAATTTAATTCTGGAACAAATTCATCATCTACTGGTGCGATGAAAGTGTGATAGGTAAAATTACCATTGTCACTGGTAAATTTTTCTATTGGAATAATTCTAGCGTCGTTTATGATCCCACCCAACTCTTCTTTGATTTCTCTAGAAAGGCTATGGATTATCTGTTCGTCCGGCTCAACTCGGCCACCGACGACCCCCCAGGTTCCTTCATATTTACTACTATTACGTAATAAGAATAGATAACGTTTGGTTTTAGTGCAATAGATAAAAGCGCCAACGTTTTCTAAAGGACCAATGTCCATAGACCGTTCTTGTATTCGCCTTCCCAGCTTTTGACCCACTGATCGAGATACCATTTATATTGAATTCCAGTATTTAGATTACTTACATATTGTACACTTGTAGCACCACTACTGTCAAATACTACAGACCATTTAGTACCATCATATTGGATAATATCATTGGCACCAGCCACTAAATCTATACCACCGGAGCCCTGCCAAGCACTAGGACCTGAGCCTGGCGCATTATCAAAACTACCAATGCCATGCAGGATTAAGAATCTAGTTCCAGCAGCTGGTGTGGTAATATCACTTGAAACCTCTACTTGGCGAGGATCAATTATGGCATTTATGGGATCTAAGGTATTAGTGGGGTATGTATCTATGTCAGCGTTAAAAATTAATAGACTATCATCAGTGGGATGATAGCTAACAGTACCTACGACTTCAGCAACTTCATCGTCTGTTAGCAGTCTCACTTGGCTTACACCATTTTCTAATACACCATATACATTTATAAGACTTCGCCAGATATCTCTGGTTCCAACTTTGACTGGTGTTTCTGTTACAGGATGTTTTGGAGTAAGATCAGTTGGTGGATCTCTAGGATCTTCAAATTCACTGTATTTCAACAGGGTCAGCGTATTACCTATTAACAGCACACCGTAGTCTAAAGGAGTAAAGTACTGTCTTGTGCCCATGAGATTAGTGTCGTTATAAACGTCTTCGCTGAGATTACCGTCGCTATCATGTATGCTGGCTATAATTTTTTGTATCACACCTAGTTTTTTAACCTTAGCTGGTGCTGAGATCCAAATTGGTAACTTGAATGTTAGGGTAGCCACGTCTATGGGGTTTCCAGTTCCAATAGGAACACTACGGCTGGACCAATTTGGTGATTCAAGATATACTGCTGTTAGGCTAGTCCAATCTATATAATTATCTGTGGACTGTATTTCTAATGCTGGATTAAACAATACGATCAGCTGTTCTAGCAGTTGTAGTTTCTGTTTGGTATTTGAGGTCCAGATATCTAATTTTAGCTCGAGAGTATATGGCACAGGCATCAGCCTCTCTATGCTAAATGCGTTACCTTGTCGTGCTTCATACTCTTCTGTATCTTCATTATAATAACGTTGGCGGATACTCATCTTGCCTACGAAATTAGGATCTTGTACACGATCGCGATCGTAGGTTATGTTATTGATGTACACAGTCATAGCCGGTACTGTTGGCGTAGCATTTTCACTGGCGTTGGTCAAGATCTGTGCTACCTGTCGGCTACCGTCGGCATAGTAAGCAGGTACACGCTGCAGGGTGGTGTTACCTTGGCGGTCTTGACCAAACTCTACTTGGAAGCCCGATACCATGCGTATGAATTGAGCTAGGAATCGCTCAATCTGGGCATCATAAAAATATTGCTGGAGTGCTGGCATAATTAATTATCCGCTGAAGCTCTTAGTGCGTCACTTAGACTTTGTCTCTGATATGTAACATTAGCATAGATAGTATATTCTAGTACATCATTGGTATTTAATGTTGTAGATACCGTAAATGATATATTTCCTGCTGTATTAGCGATGGTGTTGTTAATGATCTTGCTGTTTAGTTTGGTCTTAACACCATAAGTATTCTTGTAAGCTGTCTTGGTAACAACTTGTTTAGAAGCTAGTGTAAATGATAGAGTCTGTGCATTGGCCGCAGGCGTATATGCACCAGATGAAATACGTATCGCGTCCCAGGCCAATGCATTAGCATAATTAGCATCTGTGTTATTGACAAATCCGCTACGCTGTGTGGTATTTGTCGCACCTGGTGTAAGGTTGGTACGTAGGCCATCTTCTATCTTGACCCAACGACGACCATCGAAACGGAATAATCTATTGGGCACATAATCTAACCTCAAGAAGTAGTCACCAACGACTGGGCTTGTTGGGTAAGCTATACCAGCGGCGACTGCGGCACCGTTTGGTGGGAATGCATCGCTGGTTAAATAACCCCTGACCTTGTCGCTCGGTGATACTGTGCTTGAACTCGAATAGGTATTACTTGAGACATTGGCATTAGAGCTAGCGAGTATGCCCTGTGGATCGCCCGGCTGTCCTTCTTGCGTGACTGGAGCAGTGTATAGATTAGTAGTGTCATATCCACTCTTGGGTACGTCAGTCTCTGCACGGGCTACTATAGCATCATTGATTTCTATATATTTGTTATAGGTACTGATCACTTGACCTAATGGAGTATCATTTGCATCCGCTACACCATCACCGTTAGTATCGCCAGCGGCGATATTGTCTAGTATGTCTTTGTATTCTTGGCTGTCTACTAGGGGTTGTAGTTTAACACGCCATAGATGTGGATACCAAGTTGGTGAAAATCCCTCTGCCGCACGTGTGGCGTCTTGTACCACATAATAACGTTTGAGTGCCGCAGATAATGTGTCATCTAGAGGATAATAGTCTTTTAAATTTGGTAGTTCTAGGACATCACCTACCATGATCTTGCGACCGATTGTGTCAATCATGTCGTTCAAGTGGAACACAGCGAACATGGTATCACCAGTTAGGAATAGACCAAATTGTTGTAGATCAAAATCGTTGTCATTAATACGATATATAGTGCGCATGGTATAGACACTGGTGTCATACTTGCGATCACGGTTTTCCAAGAACAAGAGATCTTGGATGCTGGTAATGCCAGTGGTTCCTGGTTCAGTATTGCTAGTAAAGGGTTGATCTATCGGTCCGAGATATTTGTGTAGATAAACATCCACTCCGCCCACAGTGAACATTTCACTTATACGCTGGTCAAAAAATTTGTAGTCGTTGCCCTTGTTTGGACGCCACAAAGAAAGTTTTGGCATTATCTAATCCTAATTATCTAGTATTTATCGCCGTTGACTACCCAATCAAATGATGTTATACTAGTATTATGGCTGAAATTACTACAAGTTTAGATTGGGCATCTGTTAGTATTGAGCTAGAAAATGCCGCCAAACGTATGAAGCGCCATGGTTCTGAAATGTTAAAGATCAGCAGTAATATTGGGGACATGGTTAAACTTCTGTCAGAAGAAGAAATCAATTGCCGACGAATGGGCAAACAAACCCGCCAACACCGAGAACTAGTAGCCAAAATAAATCAAGAAATAGCCCAATTTGAACAGTATGTTACTTTTGGTGTTCTATTAAGTGGTTGACTTTACGTCGAATATCATATATACTGTATATAAATCATAAGGATACTGTATGGCAATAAAACTAGATGGCATGAAAAAGAAAGCCAAAGTTAAAAATATTAACTTTGCTGACGAAAAATACACAGGTAATGAACCCGTATGGGACTATGATCGTGCCCTAACTTTTTCAGATGGAGAATTTGATCATCACCTACGCAAGAGTTTTCGTTACTACAACTACTATTATAGTTCCAAAGATCTTAAAAAATATGTGGTAGCATGGTTGCGACAACACGAAGGTGATAAAGGTATCCACGTGTTAGATAAGACTACTATTGATCAATATGCCCGTTCAGCAGATAATCTAACACCAATGACAGTCTGCTCACTGATCAAAGCCAACACACAAGGCATGCCCTTGCGTGACAAACACGTAGAATATATCTTTGACGCTGTTAAACGTGTGCTACTGTTAAAAGCAGATGACACAGAAGAAGAAAAGAAAATCACTAAGAAACCTGAAGTTAAACTACCTACTATCCAAGACCGCATGAATGACGTAGCCAAGAAACACATCTTATACTTTGAAATCCTTGAAGATGGATTGTTCGCAGGTGAAACAGTGGATCCTAAAGCCTACGAATACCTAGTTAAGAATTTAGTACCACAGGCACTAATTAGCAAGATATCCTCAGTGTTTGAACCTAGACATGCAGAAGTGCAAGAAGCACGCAAGGGTGAATGTGAGCAACTAAAAGAAGCCTACAGCCACATGAAAGCCGCAGACTATAAACGCTATGATAGTTTCTATGAGAAACTGTTCCAAGACTTGGCCGCTTACAATCAAACTAAAAAGGCCACTAAAAAGGCCGCAGTCCGCAAACCACCACAAAAAGAAAAATTAGTTAAGAGCTTGAAATATCTCAAGCAAGATACTGCATTGAAGATTGTGTCAATCAATCCGGTAGATATCGTAGGTGCAGAAGTTCTATGGGTTTACAATGTTAAGAATCGCAAGATTGGCAAGTATGTAGCAGAAGCCATGGGAGGTGCGCTAGGCGTCAAAGGCACCACAATTACGGGTTATGATGCTAACAAGAGCACACAAAAAACCCTACGTAAACCAGAAGAACAGATCAAACAGTTCTTATCAAGTAGTAAAGTTGAGTTGCGTAAGTATATTGAAAATATCAAGACCACAGAGATCAAACTTAACGGTCGTATCAACGCAGACACTATATTACTTAAAGTTTAATAATCCCCTCAAGGTAGCGAAAGACAAATTATCCTGTTATCAGTAATAAATACATGATAACAGGATAATTAAATGTCTGAATTACCAGCAAACGTATCATCAACATCTAGTAATCTTACCAATACCTTAAGTGTTCAGACCAAAAGTCTATATAGCAACGTAACTGGTACAGGTGCTGGGCATATCGCATTTGATGCTAATCTACAAGCACAGCTAGATTCAGTAGCTAAACAGCAGAATGACATTATTGACTACTGCCGCCTACGCTTAGGCTATGGTATGATCGATGTTGAAGCAGACAAAGAACACTTCGACATGGGTATCAAACAAGCACTAATCCGCTACCGCCAGAAGAGTTCAAATTCAGTAGAAGAAAGCTATGTGTTTCTAGATATATATCCCGAAACACAGGAATATATCTTACCTAATTATATCATAGATGTCAAACAGATATTCCGCAGAGGTATTGGCAGTATATCTGGTACCACAGCCAGCCAATTTGAACCATTTGCATCAGGTTATCTAAATACCTACATGTTGGTAGCTGGACGTGTTGGTGGGCTTACAAACTACGAATTGTTTGTACAATATCAAGAACTGGCTATGAAGATGTTTGGTGGTTTTATAAACTACACCTTTAACAAAGTCACTAAAAAACTTACTCTTATACGAAAAATTCCATTTGGTGGGATCCAAGGCAGTGATCTCGTAAAAGAAAGCGTGCTATTATTGACCTACAATTATAAACCTGATCAGATCTTACTAAATGACCCGCAGGCATTTCCATGGATCCAAGACTATGCTTATGCTTTGACACTAATTAGCGTAGGTAATGCCCGTGAAAAATTTGCTTCAATAGCAGGTCCGCAAGGTGGTACAGCTTTAAACGGTACAGCACTTAAAGCAGAAGGTAATGAACTTCTACTCAAACTTGATGAAGAAATCAAGAACTATGTGGACGGTGGCCAACCAATGTGGTGGGTAACTGGTTAAAAACTTCTAGACAACAGTCTAAAACTCTCGTAAAATAGTAGTATCAATCAAGGGGATTTCAATGAGTCAAATCATCGGTATCGTAGGTCTGATCGGCGCTGGTAAAGACACAGTGGCAGATTATCTAGTTAATTTCCATGGGTATAAACGAGAAAGCTTTGCTAACAGCCTTAAAGATGCTGTGTCGGCAGTGTTTGGTTGGGATAGAACACTATTAGAAGGACGTACTAAACAAGCTCGTGAATGGCGTGAAACCAAGGACGAATGGTGGAGCAAACGACTAAAGCGAGATATAACGCCACGTTGGGTCCTACAGTATTGGGGCACCGAAGTAGTGCGTAAAGGATTCCACGATGATATGTGGGTGGCCAGCTTAGAAAATCGCCTACGACAGTCAACAGATGACATCGTTATCACTGACTGCCGCTTTCCGAATGAAATCAAAGCTATCCGCAACGCAGGTGGACGTGTGGTGCGTATCAAACGAGGACCAGAACCTGCTTGGTTTAATGATGCTCGTAGCATGAACAAGGGACCTACACGTAACATGAATTGGGCTTTAAGCAAACACAATATCGAAAAGTTAGGAATCCATGCTAGTGAAACAGCCTGGGTAGGAACTAAGTTTGACATTACCCTAAACAACGATGGCACACTAGACGAATTGTACAATCAAATAGAACTGAATATAACTAAAAATTCACTGCTAAGTTCTTCTTTAGAGCAAGTCGAGCTTTGACAGATTGACGGATTTTTTCTTTCTGTTCAAAAGACATGATTTTACCTTTGGTAGGACTGGGTCGATTTTGTCTAGTTTCTGATATTTTCTTTCTAGCTTCTAAAGTATGTGTTTTGCCAAACATAGGATTATTTTGTCCTGAATTCTTTTCACTATTAATTTTTCGTGATTCTATAGACTGTTTTCTTCCTTTAGAAGCTAAACCTATTTTTCTTTTACTTTCTTCTGATTGTTGCCCACCGTCTGCTTCTTCTGGCTTTAGATTGGCCCAAGTTTGATCTTCAACCACGTTCCATAGATTACTGTAATATAATCCCCACACTTTAAGTTCATTTTTGTCCACACATTCTTTAAGAATTTCAGTAGAATAGTCATAACCATGCTTGCGTAAATGATATATCCAGCGTGTTCCAGAACCACGATATTTATGAGGATCTTGTTGTGATGTTTGCCCTAGATACTTTAATCCTGTCTTATTGTGTGTTTTGATGTAAAGATAGAAAGTCATAATAATATTTATATTAGTAATCTGGAACTAAGTCTCCTTGACGCCATCCTAAACCTTCTTGGGCAATTTCATATTGACAGTTAGCACAGACTGTTTTAAGATTTAACACACTATTGTTGTTTAGATCACCATCGATGTGATAGACAAATAATTGCTGTTTTAGTTTAGCCTTAAAACCACACTTTTCGCAGTGTGGTTTCTTTTTATATCCTTCTAACTGCCAACGAGGCTTTGGTGCAGGCTTATTTTTCTTTTTGCGGATACAACTATCACAGCGAGTTCTGAAGTAAGTACGGCCATGCATTTTATAGTTGATCGCCACGGGTTTTTTACCACAAATTTGACATATTGGACGGTATTCCATACTAGTATTTATGGCTGAACCTTTCAAAGGGCACCTTATACCACAAATTCTATCAAAAGATTATAAATAGTTTAAAGTAACCTATTTAGAGGAACAGATACTATGGCACTTATTTCACCCGGAGTACAAGTAACGGTAACAGACGAAAGTCAATATACCCCAACCGCAGCTGGTTCAATTGCTTACGTTTTACTTGCTACTGCCCAAGACAAAACAAACCCAAGCGGTGCACTTGCACCCTACACTACAGCGGCCAATGCTAATAAGCTATTTAATATCACTAGCCAAAGAGAACTAGTAGCAAATTATGGTAATATTGAATTCCGCGTTGATGCCGCTGATAATCCATTAAACGGTGATGAACGTAACGAATACGGTTTATTAGCAGCCTACAGCGCACTTGGTGTTAGCAATCAGATCTACGTACAACGTGCAGATGTTGATCTAGATGAATTAACAGGCACAAGTGTCCGCCCAACAGGTACACCAACAGATGGTACTTATTGGTTAGATGTTAGTGCAGATGCTACTAATTGGGGTATTTATGAATGGACAGATGCAGATCAATTTGTCTTACAGACACCAAGGGTGATAACAGACTCAACTCAAGTCAGCGGTACAGTACCATTAAGCTCAGTAGGTGCGATTGGTGAATATGCTGTGGTTACCACCAGCACATCAAATCCAATTTACCTAAAAGGTTATGACAACACCTGGGCACTAGTGGGTAGTGACGATTGGAAAGATCGCGTACCTGTAATCACTGGTGTTATTGCTAACCCTGCTAACCTAGCTATTGGTAACAAGATGCGTCTGAATGGTATCAACGTTACACTTACTGGCACTACAGTAACATCAGTAGCCAGCGACATCAACGGTGCAGGTATTACTGGTGTTAGCGCTAGAGCTAACAGTTCAGGACAACTTGAAATTTTTGCTGACAGCCTAGCAGCCAGCTCAGGTAACCTTGCATTAGCCAACGGTTCATTACAAATTGAAAAAGGTGGTACTAGTGGTATCGGTGGCGTTGATGCTGCGATGAAATTAGGTATCTTCAATGGTGAAGGTATTACAGGTAACAGCAGAACACTACTAGGACCACTAGTGGCATTTGACAGCTATAGAAACGTTCCAGCTTGGAGAGACACAGATGCTAGTCCACGTCCATATGGATCAGTATGGTTTAAAACTTCAGCGACAGGTAACGGTGCTAATTATGGTATCAAAGAATATGATAGTAATTTAGACAGTTTTGTTTTACAGACTGCTCCTTTATATGCTAGCGATACAGCTGCAATCTATGGGCTAAGTCCAGTAGCAGGCGGTTCAGATCTGCCAGCAGGCACATTATATGTACAATATGATACACTAGGCACAACAACAGGCACATTTAAACTTTATCGTAAGAATGTTGCTGGCTTATTGAAAATCACAGGTACAGTAGCAGGTGGTGCCGCCGCATACACTAACGGTGACAGCTTCACTATGGAAGTCAGTGTTCCAGGAAGTGCATCAACAGAAAGCGCGACGATCACTTCAATTGGTACTACAGCTACGACTTTAGTAGCTAAGATCCTGGCAGCTAACTTACCAAACGTAGTAGCGGCCATCGAATCAAGTGGTGCTATCAGCATTACCCACTTAGCTGGTGGTACTATTAAATTTACCTACGGTACAGGTACTCCATTAACCACAGCTGGTATTATCAGTGACAATCAAATACAGGTTATTTCAGCAGGTAGCGTATTCTTAGCTAGTCCGTTTAAAGCACTGACATATACATTTTCTACTACTGCTCCATTTAGTGATCCAGCAGAAGATACTCTTTGGTATTACAACACAGCGCTTGAAGTTGATATATTAATTAACGATGGTAGTGGGTTTAAAGGCTATCAAAATGTGGTAAATGATGCACGAGGCTATGACTTATCAGCCACAGATCCAGATGGTCCGATCCTTAGTGCGTCAGAACCCGTTTATCAAAATGATGGCACGACACCTGTAGTAGCAGGTGATCTATGGATTGACACAGGCGAGCTGGAAAATTACCCAGTGATATATCGCTACAATGGCACAGCATTTGAACTGATCGATAATACGGATCAGATCACAAGTGATGGTATCCTGTTCGCAGATGCACGCTGGGCCGCTAACGGTACTACAGATCCTATAGTTGATGACGTACCAGAGATCGCAGATCTATTAACCAGTGATTATTTAGATTACGATGCACCAGATTATCAATTGTATGCACGCGGTACACTATTATTCAATACACGCCGCAGTGGTTATAATGTCAAGAGATTTGACAGCACTGCACTAGCAGATGATCCAACTCCGGCTTCAGTAGTAGCAGCTTGGGTAAGTGCCAGTGGCAATGATCCAACTACAGGTGTACCATTCTTTGGTCGTAAAGCACAGCGTAATGTGGTAGTTGAAGCACTCAAATCAAGTATCGAATCTAGCACAGCCTTACGTGAAGAACAAACACAGTACAACATTATCGCTTGCCCAGGTTACCCAGAGCTGATACAAAACATGATCACTCTAAATAATGATCGCAAACAAACAGCGTTCATTATCGGTGATACTCCGTTGACGCTGAACACCAATAGAGTACAGGCTTATATACAAAATACAGCACTGGCACTAGACAATGGTGACAATGGCCTAGTCAGCAACAGTGAATTCCTTGGTGTATACTATCCAAGTGGTCTTGCCACTGATCTAGGTGGTGAAAGCGTGGTAGTTCCACCAAGCCATATGATGTTACGCACAATGATCCGTTCAGATAACGTCAGCTTCCCATGGTTTGCACCAGCTGGTGTACGTCGTGGGTTGATCGACAATGCTACCAGCATTGGTTATATTGATGTAAATGACGGCAACCTATTTAAATCAATCGGTGTTACTGTAGGCCTACGTGATGTATTGTATGCAGACAGAGTCAACCCATTGACAGTATTACCAGGTGTTGGTCTAGTGGCCTTCGGTCAGAAAACACGTAGCGCACAAACATCAGCGATGGATCGTATTAACGTGGCTAGATTGATAGCTTACTTGCGTTTGGTATTAGATTCAGTGGCTCGTCCGTTTATATTTGAACCAAATGATACTATCACACGTAATCAAGTCAAACAGGCATTTGAAAGCGTCTTAAATGATCTAGTGGCTAAACGTGGTTTGTATGACTATCTAGTGGTTTGTGATACAACCAACAACACACCAGATCGCATTGATCGCAATGAATTGTATGTTGATATCGCAATTAAACCAGTCAAAGCTATCGAGTTCGTTTACATTCCAGTAAGGATCGTCAACACTGGTGCTAGCTTGACAGTAACATAATATACGCAGTTAATGGGAGTGACAACACTCCCTTAACGCAAAGGAAAAATAGCTAAATACTATAAAGTATTAAAAGGAAAATAAGATGGCAACAGCATCATTAAGCAAGTTTACGGTACCCCTAAGCACTAATCAGAGCGCAACAGCACAAGGTCTGTTGATGCCTAAGCTCAAGTTCCGCTTCCGCGTGACATTTGAGAATTTTGGTGTAAGCCAACCTACAACTGAATTAACCAAACAGGTAATGGACTTTAAACGTCCAACGCTGTCATTTGAAGAAATGATTATTCCTATCTATAACAGCAAAGTCTATCTAGCTGGTAAACCAACTTGGGAACCTGTCACTACTACCCTACGTGATGATGCAGGCGGTGAAGTTGCTAAACGTGTTGGTGAACAGCTACAGAAACAATTTGACTTCATGGAACAGGCTTCAGCAAGTTCAGGTATTGATTACAAGTTCTTAACAAGATTTGAAGTTCTTGATGGTGGTAACGGTGCCAGCGAGCCCACAGTGCTTGAAACATGGGAAATGTATGGTTGTTATCTAACTAACACAGACTATTCAAATGCTGACTATGCTCAAAACGAACCAATGACTATCGCTCTAACTATCCGTTATGACAATGCTATCCAAACTCCAATTGGCACAGGTCTTGGAACAGTAGTAGGTAGAACACTTGGTACAGTAATCACTGGTTAATCTAGATGAAACACTTCAAAGCCCGGTTTAAATCCGGGCTTTTTTTATCGATAAATAATATAAATGGACGGAAAGTATGGCTGGATTCTTTAACCAATTCTTACGACAATTAGCCACAGGCGATGAGATACGCGACTGGCAACATGCCTCACGCACATTCATTGACAGTTTATATAGATTAAGTCCTAAGGTAGGCTCAGTTTACCATGTGTTCATGGACCTTAATCCAGTAGTAGCTCAAGTAGATCAGAACAGCCAGATTGAAATTGGCCTGATGGCCAAGAATGTAGCACTGCCAAGATTTTCAGTTTCAACTAAAACCTATAATGCCTATAATCGCAAGAACATAGCACAAGAAAAAATTAACTATGATCCTCTGAGTATCACATTCCATGACGATAGTGCAGATGTGGTACGTAATTTTTGGTATGGTTACTATTCATATTATTATAGAGATGCTGACCACCAAGAACCACTTTACAATCAAGACCACAAATACAAAAAACGCCAAGAGCAAAGCTGGGGATATACTCCCTTAACTAACACAGGTACGCAGAATTACATCAACGCTATTAGGATTTACAGCCTGCATCAAAAATCATTCAGCAGTTACACTCTAATCCGACCAACTATAACCAGTTTCCAACACGGTCAACATACCGCAGGCGAATATGTGCCAATGGAGCATACTATGACATTTGCCTATGAAGCAGTGCAGTATGCTACGGGTCCGGTCAGCGAAGGAACGGTGCTTGGATTCAGTACATTACATTATGATAATAGCCCAAGTCCACTTACATCATTGGGCGGCGGAACTACCAGCATACTTGGTCCTGGCGGACTTGTAGAAGGTGCTGGTGACGTGATAACTAATCTGCAGAATGGCAACTTCTTAGGCGCGGCCTTAGGTGGATTCCGTACTGCAAATAATTTTAAAAATACAGATATCAAACGTGTTGGCGGAGCAGAACTTACACAGTTAGGTAGAAACATCTTAAGTGGGCGCAATCCATTAAGCACGGTTTTCGTACCAACAGCAG